CGGTTCCAGATGATGCAAAAGGCCGCCGATGCCACGCTGCAAATGCAATGCCGCCTCGACCCGCCTAAAATCCTCGTGCTCACCGCGATGACACCGAACGGCCCGCAGCAACAGGCCATCGCGATATGGCCGGGTGTCTCGAACACCGACTGGTGCGGGAAGTACGAAAGCGAGTACCAATGAGCACCACGGCGGCGCTCGCGCTGTGGCTGTGCGGGATTTTCCTTCTCGTGTACGGCGGCCTGATCCTGGCGGCGTTCGTTGCGCGCTGGCGCCTCGAGCGAAAGACACGCGCCGCCATGGCGCAGCTCGACGTGGGCGCGCTCGTGGCGCTCGAGCTGCCGCCCGTGCATCGCTGCTCGCGCTGTGACGAGCCGGTGTGGAATTGGCCCGGCTATCCGCACACCTGCAAGGGCGTGAGCGCCGAGCGCATGCGCGCGATCATTCGCGAAGAAATTGCACGCGCGCAGCCTAATCGCGCGCAGGCGGGGACAGGGTGAAGCCGATCCGTCTGCAAAGCTCGAGGGCCGGGAAAGAAGCGAAAATCGACTACGAGGCGCTGTTCGCGTTTCAATGCAAGGGCTTTCGGCTGCCCGAACCTTCGCGCCAGCACCTGTTCGCGCTCGCCCTGGGCCGTAAGCATCGGCTTGATTTCGCATGGCCTGCGTATAAAATTGCGGTCGAAATTGACGGCGGCATCTGGCGCCCAGGCGGCGGCGCACACTCCCACCCGATCGACATTGAGCGAAACATGACGAAGGGCAACGACGCGGTGAAACTGAAATGGGGCGTGCTGCACTTCACGCCGGCAGAAGTGCAAAGCGCCGAAGCGGTCACGTTCACGCTGCGCGTGCTGATCGGCGCAGGCTGGAACGGGATACCCGCGCCGTTATGAGCGGCGCGGGAACTTGCACCGCTCTCCCGTACCGCGAGGTCGAGGTTCGCCAACATGCCGAGGTGCAGTTCATCGACCGGATGCTCGTGAGCTGGTCGCGATGGGTGCGCTCCGACCTGGCCCGGCTAACTGTGCGCTCCGTCGCACTTTACGCATCGCCCGTTGAATCATCCGCGCGGCGCGATCTCGACTGCGACGACGACCAATTCACCAGCCTGGATCGCCAGGTGGCGCGCCTGCCCGTGGTGCTCGGCAAGGTTATTTTCACGGAATACATGCGCTACGGGAGCAGCGCAACGAAGGCGGGAATGTGCCGCATGAATCGGCACACCTACCGCCAAACACTGCAAGCCTCGCAATGGGTGCTCTACTCCGGGCTGCTTCCAGACGTTGAAAGCTGGCGCCAATCGGTGCTATAAACCGGGCAGACTTGCACAAGCCGACCCCGCAGCCGCCCAGGTTGCGCGCGAAAGTACCGGCGCTCACGCCGCGAAACGCTGCAAAAGAAGCACAATCCGATGAATGTACACGCATACAAAACCGTTCCGACGGTCGGCCTCAAGCCGTGGGAGAGAAACCCACGCACGCACTCAGCGGCGCAAATCGAACAAATTCGGCGCTCGATCCGCGAGTTCGGCTTCACGAATCCCGTCCTGATCGACGAAACCGGACGCCTGATCGCAGGCCACGGGCGCCTCGAGGCCGCAAAGGCCGAGGGCATGCTCGAGCTTCCCGCGATCGAACTGGCCGGGCTGAGCGAAACGCAGAAGCGCGCCCTGGTGATTTCCGACAACCAGATCGCGTTGAACGCCGGGTGGGACGATGACCTGTTGCGCCTCGAGCTGCTCGCCTTGAAGGACGCCGAGTTTGACACTTCGATCCTGGGTTTCAGCGCCGACCTGATCGACCTGTTCGTGGCTGATCCCGAGCAGGCCGACGCCGACGCCCTGGCAGAAATACCCTCGGCGCCCGTGTCTATCCTCGGCGATATCTGGCAGTTAGGAAAACACCGCGTGATGTGCGGCGATAGCCTCGAGGATCAATCGGTGGCGCTCTTGTGCGGCTCAGCGCGCGCGCAGCTCGTGCACGCCGACCCGCCCTACGGCATGGGCAAAGAAGCCGACGGCGTTGCCAACGACAACATTTACCGCGAGGAACTCGACAAGTTCCAAATGGCCTGGTGGGCAACATACCGCCCATTCATCACCGACAACGCCAGCGCCTACATTTGGGGCAACTCGCCTGACCTTTGGCGGCTGTGGTATCGCGGCGGCCTGGCCGATTCTGAGCGCAACGAATTCTGCAACCAGATCGTTTGGGATAAGAAAACTATCCCCGGCATGCGCTCGCACGAGCTGATGCAGTACCCGACCACGACCGAGCATTGCCTGTTTTTCCAGCTCGGCCAGCAATACCGGGGAAACGTGAACGTCGGGGACTTTCCCGAATCGTGGGAACCGCTACGCGCGTACCTCGAGGGCGAGGCGAAGGCCGTCGGCTTCGGCCCGGCTGATATTCGCCGGCTGTGCGGCGTGCAAATGTACGGCCACTGGTTCACGCGCTCGCAGTTCACGCTGATCCCTGAGGTTCACCACCGCAAGCTGTGCGCCCAGTATCCGGGCCACTTCGCCCGCCCCTGGAGCGAACTCAACGCCGAGTGGGCCAGGGTCAAGGGCGGCCCGCAAAGCGACATCGCCGGCGCCCGCAGTTATTTCGACAACACCCACGACACCATGCGCGACGTTTGGGAATTCCCGCGCGTGAGCGGCGAGGAACGATTCGAGCACGCCACGCCGAAGCCGGTCGCCATGATCGAACGCATAATGCGCTCGAGCCTGCCGAACGCCGGCCTATGCCTCGAGCCGTTCGGCGGCACGGGTAGCACGCTGATCGCCGCCGAGAAAAGCGGGCGCGTGTGCTTCACGATGGAACTCGAGCCGAAATACTGCGACGTGATCGTTGCACGCTGGCAGACGTTCACCGGCAAAGTGGCCGTGCTCGAGCGTAACGGCGCAACCTTTGCGGAAACCAAGGCGTCACGATATGCCACGGCCTCGCCACCAGCCGACTGACAAGACGCGCGCCGAAGTGCAAGCCTACGCAATGGTGGGCGTGCCGCATCACGACCTGGCGCGCCTGGTGCAGCTCTCGATCAAGACGCTGCTGAAATACTACCGCGATGAACTCGACACCGGAAAGGCTCGAGCCACCGCCCAGGTGGGCCGCAGCCTGTTTCGCATGGCGACCACGGGCAACAACGTCGCGGCGGCAATTTTCTGGATGAAGGCCCAGGCGGGCTGGCGCGAGAAGCAGCTCATCGAACACACCGGGGCCGACGGCGACCCACTCAACCCACCGGACGTGCATGTCACTTTTACGACGCCCAAGGGTTGACGTAAACATACCCTCGGCGTTCGAGTACCTGTTTCAAGCCTGGCGCTACAAGGTCGCGCATGGCGGGCGCGGTAGCGCAAAGAGTTGGGCCTACGCGCGCGCGCTGATCCTCAAGGCGTACCGCACGAAAAGCCGCATCCTGTGCGTGCGCGAGTTTCAGACCTCGATCGCCGAGTCGGTGCACGAGCTGCTCAAAAGCCAAATCGAGCTGATGGGCCTGGGCGCCTACTTCACTTCGACCGACCGCGTGATAAGCAGCCATATCGGCAGCGAGTTCATATTCGCGGGCATCCGCACGAACACGACGAAAATCAGATCGATTGAGGGCGTCGATGTTGCCTGGGCCGAGGAAGCCGAGGCGTTCAGCGATCGTTCGTGGGAAATTCTCATCCCGACGATTCGCAAGCCGGGCAGCGAAATTTGGGTATCGTTCAACCCGGACGCCTCGACCGATCCGACCTACAAGCGGTTCGTGCTCGAGACTCCCGAGCTGGCGAAGGTGTGCAAAGTCTCGTGGCGCGACAACCCGTGGTTTCCCGACGAGCTGCGCGCCGAACTCGAGTACCTGCGCCGCGTTGACAACGACGCCTATATGCACGTTTGGGAGGGCGAGTGCCGCAAGGCCAGCCGCGCCCAGGTAATGTACGGCAAGTGCGTCGTCGAGGGTTTCGAAACCTCGAGCGATTGGGACGGCCCTTACTTCGGCGCCGATTGGGGATTTTCACAAGACCCGACGACGCTCGTGAAGTGTTGGATTTTCGAGCGCTCGCTGTACATCGAACACGAAGCCTACGGCGTAGGCGTGGACATAGACGCGACGCCCGCCATGTTTGACAAGGTGCCAGGCTCGAGGCTACACGCGATGCGCGCCGATAACGCCAGGCCCGAAACGATTTCGTACATGCAACGCCACGGCTACCCGA